TGGCGGCGGCATCACTGCCCAGGTTGGCCACGGCCATGCGCAGCACGGCCTTGTCGTCCTCGCTGGCGCCGGCCTGGTATTTGCCCAAACGCAGTGGCATGCCGAACACCTCGGCGAAGGCCAGCCAGTCCTTAATCGTGTACCCCTTGCACATCCAGGCCCAGGCCGCGATGCGGGCGATGCCGCCCCGGATGGGGATACCGCTTTTGATACGCGGGAGGTGGCGAATGAACTTGTAGGCCGCCAGGTCGATGCCCTCGGCCATGTTTTCCTCGTCGCGCAGGCGGATCTTGGACAATGACACGTGGTCGAAGAGGAAAAAATGAGGATCGCGCCATTCGTACCCGGCCGGTGTCCAGCGCTTGCCGCTGCGGTCCCACATGATCTCACAAACGGAAAACCCCTTGCCCAGGGCGTCCAGCATGTCCTTGAGCAGGTTGCGGAACCCCGGTTTTCTCACGATGTCACGCACCGCGTCGGCCATCTCCACGTCCTTGGACGCATCGCTGTAGGATTCTACCGTGATCGGCAGCCGGGACACGGCCAGCTTGCGCTTGGACAGCTCGCAGGCGTAGTGCAGGTCCCGCTCTTCCATTTCCTCGGCCAGGGTCAGGTAGGTGTCGTGGTCGCCGTCGGCTGCATTGCGCAGAACGGTTGCCAGCATGGTAGGCGTGAGCCCGCCGGCCACGGTTTCGTTCCAGATCGTGCGCACACCGGTCAGTGTCGGCGCCGCATGCTCGCGGGTCAGATCCTGCGTTTTGATCGGCCGGCCGTATGCGTCATATAGAGGCATCACCACAATCCTTTCCCCATGCCGAGCCCGGCCGTGGCCCGCACCGGACGGTCATTGTGGTTTCTGAGATGTCGGCCGACGGGTTCGTAGGCGTATTCAACAGCCGGGACAGCCGCCGCGTTGACAGCGAGAAAGCAGGCCCATGTCCGGTCGGCATGGCCGGCGCTGTCCGACTCGGCCACGAACCGTGGCGTGCCGGTCGGCCCGGTCACCCGCTGGAGCTTGTGCAGGTCAGCTCGCAGGGCCACATCGCCCATGGGAATGCGGATACGGCGGTCCTCGAATGTTTCCTTGCCGCGCGTTGCCAGGGTGATCTTGTTGGCGACGGTGAAAAGCACGCCCTCCACCCGGTACTCGCCGTGCTTTCGCTGGGCGTCCTCAACCGGTTTTTCGCCCATGCCGGTCTGGTCCATGCAGCAGCGCACCACGCGGTAGCGAAGGAACACATTGTCCAGCAGCATTTCCTGCTCGGCGAATTTGATCCGCTTGCGCGCGATGATCTCCCGCGTCCACAGCACGTCTCCGATCTGCTCCAGCACGACAATCACAAACAGGTCGTTGCGCGCCCCGATGTCGACTCCCACGTAAACCGGGCCGCCCTGGTAGGCGTCCGGGTCGCCGGCCTGATCATGCTCGCATGAGGAAATCAGTTCGAAGGACAGCCATGCGCTGGCCTCGTCGAGCCACTTCAGTTCATATTCCTGTGCCCAGGCGTCGTCGTCGGAGATCCCGATGCGCAGTTCATCGATGTTGCGCGGCAGGCCGTCGGCCACGGCCTGATAGATGTCGCAGGTCTGCCGGTACCAGATCTCGTCGTCGCCGGTCATCAGGTCATAGAATTTGTTGCCCTTGCCGTTGGGCGTGCTGACCACGCGCAGCTTCCAGCCGGCGGAAATCACGGGAAAGAGGGCCGTCCAGATCTTGCGGCTGTCCTGATGAAAGGCGAACTCGTCCAGGAACACGTTGGCGGAAAACCCGCGCGCCGTATCCGGGTTGGCAGGCAGGGCCGTGATCCGGCTGCCGTTGGGATACTCCACCTCCATGGCGCGATAGGTGGCCTCATTTGTGCGGAAGTCCTGCTCATAAGCCCTGACGATGCTGCCCAGGGCCTGGGCGTGGCGTTTGACGCCTTCTTCCATGGCCTCCTTGGCCTGGCGTTCCCCGCGCGAGAGGATCACCCAGCGCGTCCGGCCGGCGTCCAGGTCGGCCAGCTGGCAGTCCTCGGCCACCTCGAATGTGGTGCCGAAGGTCTTGCCGGTCTGGCGCGCGAACATGCCGATCTTGAACCGGGCCTGCTCGCTGATCCAGCGGCGCTGGTATGGGTAGAACAAAGGGTCAGACACCGTACACCTCGCGGATCTTTTCCTTGAGCGCCTCGGCGGTCATGGGGCCGGATGCGGTGGCTTTTTCAACGGCCTTCATGGTTTCTCGTTGCAGCCGCTCACGTTCCAAGCGTCGGATATCTTCTTCGATCTTCGCGTTCTTTTCCGCAGCCTGTTCCAACCGGTGTATGGCAATGGCCATGTCCTTGAGCATTTTGGGTTCCACCGGGGCTTCGCCGTCGGCCATGGCCACGGTGGCATCAAAGGCCAGGTTGCGCACCATTTCGTTGAGCAGCTTGCCCACTTCGCCCTGGGGCTCGGCGCCCAGGCGGCCGATCCACATCCTGGCCACTTCCCGGCTTTGGCGGATTTTTTCTCCGACCTTGTCCATCTTGAGCTTGTAACGGTTGACCGCGCTCTTGCTAAGCTTTTCCGGGTGATCGGTTTCGGTCAGGATGGCGTTAATCCTTCGGGTGGCATCGAGCTGGGTCACCCGGGGATCGCGCAGCAGTTCTTCGAGCTGGGTGCGGATATCCTCTGGCAAACGGTCGATGCTGGATTGCTGGTCCCTGGGCATAGGCTATCCCTTCGGCCGGGGGCGCTTGACGCCGTCGACATGGGACCGGCCGCAGGCAACATCGGCCCCGCGCCCGGTCAGTTTGGCCACCAGGATGCCGGCCACGCCATCGATGCGCACCAGTCCCTGTTCCTCCAGCCAGCGCATTTCCGTGCGCACCCGGTCCCGGCTGACGGTATGGCCGAAAAGGCCCAGCACGTCCTGGAGCATGGACTCGTTGAGGGAATCGCCGTCATCATCGATGCTGCGCAGGATCACCAGGCGCATGTCCTCGGTTTTAAGCTGGCTGAAACTCAACATGGTTACGCCTTCCCCTGATTGATGAGATATTCGTTCATCAAATCAACGGCCCGGTTAATCCCCTTTAAACGGCCGTTAAACTCGGATAAAGAGCCATGCAGTTGGTCAATGCGGCTGGAGAGTTCTTTCATGTCCTTGTGGCTCGGCATGAGATCCAGTTTGGTGCGCATGATACGGGCCTCTTTTTCGACATCGTCGATGCGTCGTTCCCGTGGCCCGCAGCGCGCATCGATCTTTTCGATGGTAGGAAGAAAGGATGTCATGGTCGACTCCATTTTCGACTGGCGGGCCTCGATTCCGGTAAGGCGTTTTTCAGTGGTTTTTTTGCGGTTGACCCACCAAACATAGGCGCCGATGGCTATTGTGCCGGCTGTCTGGACGACATCGAACCAGAACCGCCAGGCCGTGTAGTTGATATCAATACCCATGCTGCTCCGCCTTCTGTTGGCAAGAAATGCATCGCTGGCAACCCGGCACGGCTTTTTTCCTCTCATCGGGAATGACTTGGGTGCAATCGATACAGGTCATCCGGCTATCCCCGCGCGGTGTTTTCGATCGCTGACGGGCCAGGGCATCGGCCAGGAACAAGTCGGCCGCCGCCCGGCCGCGATCGCCATCGTCCATGCCATTAATTCAGCATGCCGGTGCGTAGGAAGATTCCGATGAGCGACGTGATGCCGGTTTGGATTGCCTCGGCGGATGACATGTCCCCGGTAAAGAAGGCGCCGGCTGCAGCAATGCATCCGGCAATGCCGGTCCATACGGTTTTGGATTGGTACCACTTTTTGTCGTTTTGTTCGCTATCGGCCATTTTCTACTCCTTTGCTTTTCGTAAAACGTTGGTGGGGGAGAGCATTATAAATGCCCTCCCCACCAAAAAAAACTCGCCATAAGCACACCCCTATGCTTGGATAAGGGGTACCTTGACGAGCCAAAGAGTGTCCAAAAAAGGAGTTAAAAAAATGGGTTTGCTGGTGGGGTTTAGGTGAGAAGAATTTCGTGGATAGTGGATGGTTAGAACAGGGGTTGCTGCTTGTCAACAATATCGACGCCGGTCTTGCTGGATTTTCCGCCACCGATGATGGTGCGGATCCACACCACGGTAAGCCTGTATTTCTTTGCCAGCTCTCTGTAATTGTTCCCATTGAATTCTGCGCGGATAGCGCGGTCCCTGGCGGCCCGGCAGAGCTGGTCGGCCTTGGGGACGTATATACCGTCCCCGCCGCGCAGATCCACCAGGTGCAGGGCCGCATCCAGACCGATTGCCTCGGCAATGGTGCGAAATTCTGGGGGTAGATCCTCTAATTGGATGTCGTATCCGTTAATCATTTTGTACACCATCTATATTTATGGCCGCCATCGTATGGCTTGGCCAAACCGTTTTTTATCATCAAATCCGCTAAGTTTTTTTCCTATAGGTAACTAAACTATGTGTAAACGGGCTAAATACCATAGTTCTTCAATAACTCCTTCGCTGGCATCTATTCGACAACGTTCCGTATATGCAGCTTGTTCGCCATATCCATAATCGAAGTTCATCTCCGTTGCGTCGCGCATAACGCGAGCAATATTTTTGACCCCTTCAGCATCTAACATGCCTCCCGCAGTTATAAAATCAATAAAAAGCATGCAATGCGTTGGCGATAAAATTTCCCTACGAATAAATGGGATTCGTAGCATGCCGCATTTACGATAATGGGCATTAGACTCATTCACATCCAACGTATCGACATATAAATCTCGAATACTGTTAAGTCGTTGTTTAGATTTTTTCCGTACTTTTTTCCCACTCTTTTTGGTGGTATTAATGCCGGTCGACTTTGCCTGTTTTGGTTTTGATGTCACGCCATAAAAAGCCTGTTCGCACGCGTCATCTACAAAATTTGATAGGCGTAAATCGTGCTTATCACAATAAGCACGCATCTTATCATGGATGTCTTCAGATATTCTAATCAATCCCATATACAACTCCTATTATTTTCTTCATTCGTTTTTTTTGCAC